AATAATATGTCAGGTCTAATTGATTCCTTTGCATCTTTAAAGAGAAGCCTTTCAATTATGTTTTCTCCTATCATGGATTTGATTACAGGTTGGGAAGAATTGTTCTATTTAATATTTTCTGGTACTAGTGCGCTCGATGCACTTAAATGGACTCTCGATATAGTTGCTTCTGGTGTCAAATATTTGGCCGAAACATTCTTAAATATGTATGCATCTTTCAGGGGTATTATTGCTGGAATTATAGATTTGTTTGTTCAGCTATTCCTGAATATTAGCATGATGATTCAAAACTTAATGTCTGGTAATTTTACTGACGTATTTTTTGGAACTGAAAATTTATTTGATTCTGCAATGAGAAGCGGTGCTGAAGAGTTTATGAAAACCGTTGACAAGTTCAGGGTTCCAACTTTAGGGCCTGAAGGCGAGGAAAACGCTAAAGTTGTAAATCAGGTTAATAATTACGATGTTAAAATGAACAACAGTTTTAAAGAAGTTCTTCAACCTGACAGAATTGCCTTTACCATCCAAGATCAACTTGAGAAGGCCAGCAGAAATAGAACCTCTACCCGCGGGGGATCAATCGCTTCACAACAGGCGAGGTCTATTTAATGACTATTCTAAACTCATTTCAAGGTAATATTAATAGCCTATCCAACAAGATACGCAACCCTTTTGATGTTAGCGTTTCCGCTGACTTTGATAAACCAGATTTTCCCGATGGTTTTGTTATTGAAGAAATTCTATCAAACGGGAGAGTCGGAGATAAAGTTGTCTTGGCCGGAAACTGGATGCCTAAGATCCCGTTTACTTTTGGTGGTTCACAGAGAATTAAAAAAGAGTTTTATTCTGGATACTCTGAGCCAACAGTTCAGGTTTTTGGCCCTGAAGAAGATGATTTAACTATTAATGGATTATTCAAAGACAAGAGATTTAGTGATCCTCAACTAAAAAACGTATCAACAGAAGTCCAGCAACAGATTGATGCAATTAGAATTAGAGGAAACATTGTAAAATTAAGGCTTGGAGAGTTTGAGAGATTCGCAATTTTAGTTAAGACAAAATTCGACATGGAAAGACTTTCAAGGGTCGGATACTCGATAACTTTTTCTATTATAGGTTTTAATGCTCCTAAAAATGCCAGGTTCCTACAATCTACAAAAGAAGTTCCTTTTGCAATTAATAAGGATCTCATAGCTTTGGCCACAGAATTAAATTTAATCGCAAGCACGATTCCAGATACGGTTCCGAGGTCTATTGCAGATCAGATTACTAGCCTTACAAGCGTTGTAGCTGGCGCTATATCTACGATAACGGGTTTTGTTGACACTGTTTTTGCCACGGTCAATGATATTAAATCTGCGGTAAATAGAGTTAAAGGAATGATAGCCTATGCCCAGCAGCAGCTCAATAAGTATAAAAGGCAACTGGGATCTATTACTTCTTTTGATCCTGCCGTTACCATTGCTGCACGGTACACTTCATCCAAGTATTCTTCATCAAGTATATCTAGTTCTTCATCATTAACTTCTCTTTTAGAAAAACTTAGAGGGGCTTTTTCTGGTCTGGTTAATAACTTGCCTTTGGGGCGTCATTTAGTTGTGACAAGTGACACTCTTCAAAAAATAGCTATTAAATTTTATGGAAGCTCAAATGATTGGAAAAAGATTTATGACTACAACAATTTGGAAAGCACCAATTTAACAGTTGGTACGGTTCTGGATATTCCGAGGGTTTAATATATGGCCTTATATTATCCCCAGGGAGCAGTCATTCTTAGAGTAACCTGGGAAGATTTTGGTTCAAATGCTGAAGTACTACAAGATGTAAAGGTAATGCCAGTTTCTTGTAGAAACTTATCCGTTGAGAGAAAAGGATATGAAGAGGCCGATAAATTCAGTGCTAGAATTGATTATAAAGCATTCCCTTTTGATCCACGCTGCATAAGATCTTGCGGTATTACTGTTTGCATAGAGGACAGAAAAAAGATCTTTAATCAATCTAATTCACTATCTTTAATTGAACCAAGTGAAGACAATATTATTTTTCAGGGCTTTGCCGATGAAAGCTCTATGGAATTTGACGACGAAACAAGGTCTATAGTTATTGATGGTCGTGACTTTACTGGTCTTTTTATAGATCAAAAGAGATTAAACACTTCACCTATTCCCCTTTCTAAGCCAATAGACCAAATTATCCAAGATCTTATATTGGAACAAAGGGCGACAGAGGAAATTGTGGTTGAAAATAGAACTGGTGAACCTCTTCCGGTTCTGGCCAAGCTTGCACCAGACTTTAATCCCGTCACTTCAGTTAAAAACCAGAAAAGAAAAGAGACTTATTGGGATATTATTCAAGATATTTTAGGTCGAGTCGGTCTTGTTGGATTTATTGAAATTGATAAATTTATAATTTCTAAACCTCAAAACATTTATGAGAAAAAAGAAATAAAGCAGTTTATATATGGTGGAAATGTAAAAAATATTAAGTTCACCAGAAAGCTAGGAAGATCAAAAAACTACAACGTAAAAGTTTCAAGCTTTAACTCCTTAGATAAGAGAGTCGAAGAAGCAAAAATCCCTGAAGAAGCTACAGATCCCAACTTTATTCAAAATTTTGGAAATACCGTTGTCACGGTTCCCCAGCTAGATAAAGACGGTAAAAAAATTGAACCTCCTAAAACCGCTGACTATATGACTTTTCTGGTTAAGGATATAACCGACAAAGAACAGCTAATTAAAATCGGTGAATCAGTTTACGAGGAAATGTCGCGGCAACAAATAGAGGGAACTTTAACAACTTTTGAAATGGAAATACCTGAAGAAACTGATAATGGGACTAGCCCTATAAAGTTCTCTAAATTAAGAAATGGAACGGCGATAAAGGTTTTCTTTGATCAATCTGAAATAGAAGAATTAAGAAGTAATGCAAGCAAAGAAGAAAAAAGGAATTTCCTGATTAAGAGGGGTTATCCCATTGATGTGGCCAGTGCCTTTGCCGAGTCACTTGATAGAATTAACACTGCATTTTATACTAGAAGCGTAAGGTTTGAACTAGATCAAGAGGATGGATTTACCATGACTCTTGATTTTATCAACTTTATTGATCTCGACTCCAACCTTTTAGGTAGATAATGAATATTGAAGTTCTAAAAGAAATTCTCGAAAACGATAAACTTCATATTTGCTTAGGTCAGATTGTTAAGCTTCATCTTGCTAGTGATAGGTCATATTTAAAAGTAACCATACTGCGTTTTCCTGAACAAGTTGAAGCAGTAGCGACAATGACATGGGAAAACGTAGGGCCTGATAGTGGGGATTTTGAATTTCCTTCTGCTGGTGATCTTGTCCTATGCGCTCAATCTGAAGGTGATTATGACCAGTGTTACGTCATAAAGAGATTAACCAGTAAGACAGATAAAATTCCTGAAGAAGCAATTACTGGCGACAAAGTACACCGTGCTAAAGCAGGCAAAAAATACTGGAATGTTTCAGACTCAAAAATATATTTATCAAGAGATGGGACTGCACCGACTGAAAACGTAGTTTTAGGCCAGGTTTTTAAAACTTTTGCTCAAGACGTTCTTTTGGAAGTTAAGGATATGCTTCAGACTTTGCAGCAAGAAACTCATACCTGTTCACTTCCTGGTTATTTAAGCAGTGTTCCTACCCAGACGGCAGATTATGCCACGAATGAATCTAATGTAGATGGTTACAAAGCAAGTCCTATTGACGATGAAGCAGTTTTATCTGACTTGAGTTACACGGAGAAATAGTTATGGCAATTTCACAAGCAAGTTTATCTTCTAAATTTCAAACGAATTTAAAGAGCTTTTTTGGCAATCCCACTGGCGACTCTCAAATGTTTGTAGATTTTTGTGATATGATGGCGAAATCCGTAGTTGATGAAATGAATGAAAATTTAGCGGCTGATGTTAATGAAGGCGATTTAACTCTTATTCCTACGGGATTATTGGATAGCGTTGGTGGCGCAGTTACAGGCACTACTGATCTTATTAGCGGTGAAATTCCAGCAGGGAGATTTAAGTAATGGCCTCAATCAATGATGAATTTTACAAGATTGATCTTTTGCATAAAGGTGATTTTGTAGCTGCTCCTAATGGCGATTTTTCCCTTGCCAAGGGAATTGTAAATGTTAAGCAGCGTTTATTTCATCGTTTAATTACGGTTCCTGGGTCATTGGTTCATAGGCCTGATTTTGGGATAGGTGTACAAAGATGGCAAAACGATATTTCTACGATCTCAAGAAAAAGGGATCTTGCAAGTTTAATAAAAGATCAGTTCGAGCAAGATGATTCGGTAAAAAGGCTTGAAAGCATACAGATTGTAAATATAAAAGATAATGGTACATTTGAGTTAAGATATAAAGTGGGCATTGTAGGCTATGGATTAATTGACGAAACAGTTTCACCTTTTGGCGATCTGACTATTTAAAAAAAGAGAGAATATGACAACTTCAGTAAAATCTCAGCAAGAATTTTATAATCAGTATAAAAATGAAGTCCTTGCATTATCTTCAGAATTGACTGATTTTTCAGATGGTTCTATGCATGACGTTATTAATGGGGCTTTGTCGACTTGCCTTAATGAGGTCACAGAATTAATTGTATCCGAATTTGTTAAAACTTTTTTTGGGCTTGCTGAAGGTCAGGATCTTGAATTTTTGGCAGTTGACCATTTTGGTGATGACTTTGCCAGACCTAAAGCGAATTCTGCTACTGGAACGGTTTCTTTTTCTAGGCCTGATACTAATGCTGGTGATGTGACAATTCCAGCTGGGACAATTGTTAAGACTGAAAAAGACGCAAACGGCGAGGAAATACGGTTTAAGACTACTGAAGAAGTCACAATGACAGGAACTTCTATCTCGGCAGAAATTGAAGCAGTAGATGCTGGAAAAATAGGAAACATTACCAGCACGGGAAAAATTATAGTAATTGAATCAACTTTGTCAGATGCCTCTATATCGGTCACAAATAATAGCAATACGGCCGGGGGTTCTAACGCGCCCACAGACGACGAATACAGGGTCATAATTAAAAACCTTATTGTTGCCCTGGCCGGAGCCACGGAAGACGCAATTGAAGGCTCTGCGCTTGCTGTGTCTGGTGTTTCACTGGTAGCTTTGACCACAGAGCAAAAAGTGGTTATTGAGTACGACATAGGGGCAGGAGATATTAAGTCGGGAGCCGATTATTTTAGAATCCCTTATCCTGTTATCTATATCGCTGATGCTGACGGAAATTCTAGCCCTGCGCTTATTGAGGACGTTCAAAACGCCCTTGTATTCACAAAAGCTGCTGGGGTTCGCATTATCGTAAAAGGAGCTGTTCCTGTCAATTTTGATTGGACAGGATCTTTAACTCTAAACGCTTCAGGCCCTACTTTTAATGAATTATCTAGCGATTTAAGCAAAATAATCGACTCTATGACAGAGTACGTTAATAAAACCTTAGATATTGGACAAGGATTTAATAAGGCAAATGCAAACGCCTATATATTATCAATATGGGGGCCTGCAGGGACGGATGATATTACCAGCTTCTCAACTTCCGTCCCAAGTGGAAACGTATCAATAAATGCGAATGAGAAGTTAATAGCTAACACCGTCCAAATTGTGTAAAATTAATCATGGCATTAACTCAAGACCAATGGTTTAAAAAATTAAAAAGTATGGTTCCTTCTTGGGTTTTTGAGAAGAATCAGGAAAATGTAGCTATATTTAAGGGTCTGGCCAAGACCTTGAACCAGACTCAATTGGATGCAGACAACCAGATCAAAGAAACTTTTATTGATTCTGCCACCGATGAATATGTAGAATTTCACGGTGAAGAAAGATCTGTTGATAGATTTAGTGCTGAGGTTCTTTCTTCATACCGTGAAAGAGTCAAAATAATTGTAAATAATTCAAACTTACCAGCCATTAAATCACTTGTAGATGCCCTTTTAATTAAGGGTGAATCGAATATAATCGAACATACTGGATCAGTTGGGTCATATTTTAATCGTGGGGCATACTTAAATAGAAACATTATTGACTTTGATGTTCTCTACAATGCGTTTACCATATTGATAGACTTTCAAATACCAGAACCTAATGCTTTTTATAATCGCGAATCATTTTTGAACAGAGAGTTTTTACAAGGTTCTAATGTTTCGAGTGATACCATTTTTGCTAACATTATTAAAGCCGTGAATAAAAATAAAGCCTATGGCACGGTTTATAGACTTATAGAGAGGGCCAACCCATGAGACAACTTTTTAACGTAGGTCAGGAAATTATAAGCCAAGACCTGAACACCCTTCAGAGTAGACTTGAGCGCGGTATTTATGACCGAATATTTTATGAGCTAATGGGAAGGAATAAAGATTCTTTTTTTCAGGACTCTTTTAGCGCCACTAGGTTAGATTCCTTATCGGTTCTAATTAAATCCGGGCTAGGTTTTCAAGATCAAAATACTGGAACTAGCGAACCTCTTAGAAAGCCTATTGTAAGTGACGTTGATGTGACCGTTGGGATTGATACTCCTGATTCTTCAGATCCTAGGATTGATTTAATTTGCGTTAAGGCCGATAGGGTTAATGCTGAAACTGAAAACAGAAAATTTAAAGATGAATTTACAGACTCTATTTCTACGCAAAACTTCACAATTGCTACAGATTGGAAAGCAGATATTAATTATGTGGCCGGAACTCCTGTTTCGACTCCATCGGCCCCGGCCGTACCTTCTGGTTATATTGCTATTTTAGAAATATACGTTTCTGCCAGTACGGGAATAGCTGTTTCTGGAGCCCTAACCGACAAAAGAAGCTTACTCCCTTTTGCAAACGCTTTAACGGACACAGGATCAAGCGAATATGATGCCATTGTGGGAGTAGTCGGAACTGATCAGGGCGCAAACTATGGAGACTTAAAAAGCGCCTTAGACAATGCCTTAGACGGATGGAAAATACTTGTATTAAGAGATGAGTCGATTGATGCCATTCCTGTTGTAAACAATGATAAAGTTGAAATTGTTTTTAAACGTGGTGTAACCTTATCTAAAGGAACGGCCGATACAGGACTTCAAATTGATGGGAATGACTGCAAAGTGGTTAACTCAAGATTTTTAGACTTTGATACCTCTGGCGATTATGGGATAATTGTCAGCAATGGATCTTTAAGAACTTACTTAGACGCTCCAAGGTTTAATAATTGCGATTCTAATATTAATAATCTAGGAACTGAAACATATATCAACGTGGAGTACACAGAATGATTAAATTTATTTTAATATTCTTATTTAGCTTTTCTTTGTTCGCTCAAGGGACTATGCCTAATAATGAATACCAACTTGGAAAAGGAAGTTCTACCGTAGAAAAGGGGTTTATATTTGACACTGGTGACGGTGCAAGTAATCCAAAACTTCAGGTAGATGATAGCCAATTACTATTTTGGGATAAAAACGAATTTAGAATTGGAAATGGATCAAACGCCAGTGATAAAAATATTATTTTTAATACTGGTGATGGTGCTGACAATCCTTCTGTTGGTTATGACACAACTGAAGACAAGCTTATTTTTAAAAACCGTCTTGGCAGCGAAAAAGAGATTGGATCAGGAAGCGGAGCTGGCTTGACGGAGTTTATTCTTGACACTGGGTTTGAAGAGGGGATATCAGAATGGTCTTGTACAAATGCTACTGTAGATATAGACGCGACTAGGAAACTAGGTACAGGAGACCAGTCAGCTAAGATTACAGTGACTGCTGATGGTGGTTATTGTGAGTTACTATATGACTTTACAGGCAGTGATAATGAGGGACTGGGAGTATTTACAGGTGGCTATATAGCTACTGAGGATACTACAGTTA